GATCGACGACCTTGTTCTCCCAGACGTGCTTCGTTTTCGGAGCTTGCAACAGCCCGGTGATCACGCCGTCGAGATGCCCGCGCAGATGACCGTCGAGATCGACGAAGCCAATCTGCTTGCCGTCGTCGCCATGCGTGACGAGCTTCACGCCGGGCACAAGCCGGAGGCGTTCCGCCATCAGCTCCTCGCCGCGATGCCCGTCCTCGATGCGACGCAGGCCGCGCGCGTCGATGTTTCGCGGGCTGGCGAGACGGAAGTCGAGCCAGACCTTGCGCTCGCACTCGTGACCGAGACCGCTCGCGCCGAGGTAGCCGCGCGGCGTCTTCTCGCGCTCGATGCGCTCCATCTCCGCGTCGATTGCCGCAAGCGTCGGATCGGAAATGTCGTCGAGCTTTGCCATGTCGTCCTCGATGCCAGTGCGGCAACTCCGGCGACGACCCCATCGTCGCCGGAGCGCCCCGCCCTCAAGCCGTGCGCTTCGCGCGCTCCCACGGCTTGCCCGCAGGCCTCGGCGCTGCCGCCTGAGCCTGCGGCGGCGACGCCGGACGCGCCGTCGTGGCGGCCGGACGCGCGGGCTGCACGTCTCCCGCCTCGGCCTTGTAGTTGAAGGCGTTCTGCATCTCGCCGGTCTGCTTGTTCGGCGTCATGCGGACCTTCAGGATGAACGGACGCTGGTGCAGCTCCTCGCTGTCGGTGATCGGACCGGAGCCGATGGCGTCGCAGATCTGCTTGAGCGTCCGCTGCGCGATCTCGACGGTCGTCGAGTTCTGGTTCCAGAGGTTCAGCCGGTCCCAGACGTGGCGCGAGGCGTACTCACCGTCGAGGATCTGCATCTCGATCTGGAGGTACTGGCCGAGGCCGTTCTTCGTCGGCTTGACCTCGCTCGCGATGATCTCGGCGCGGTACTCGCCGACGGGCAGGGGGTCGTAGCTCGATGCGGAGATGGTGGAGGGATCGAAGGTGTCGCCGAGGTTCGCCATTGTGGTTCCTTTTCTGGTTCAGGTGTTCAGGGGGCTGGAGAGGTCCAGCCCCCTGTCGATCACGAGCGGTTGCGCTTCGCGCGCTCGATGCTGACGCGCGCGAACTGGACATCCCGGTCCGACGCGATCTCGCTCATCGCGCGCTCGGCGCTGGTGCAGACGCCGACGATCTCGGCCTCGCCGCGATACAGGACGTAGACCACCGGATCCTTCGCCGGAGCCTTCGCCTTCGACTTCTTCTTCTCGTCGCTCATCGTGTTCTCCTCACTGCGAGCGGCTTCACGCCGCCGCCTTCTTTCCGCCCTTGGCAGCAGCCTTCGGCTGCTCCTGAGCGGGCGTCTGCTCAGGTTCCTCCGCAGGCGCGGCATCCTCGCCGCCCTGCGCCTTGTCGATGCGCGCCGCGAACGTCGGCCAGTCGAGGGGGCAATCCGCACCGACGCGCCAGCGGGACTTCGCGGTGAAGGCGGGCCTCTCTTCGAGGTAGATCGTTCGCGTGCCAGTGCCGACGCCCTTCGCGACCTTCTTGTTGAAGCCCGCATCGACTTGCTTCGTCGCGACGCGGAAGTTGATGAAGCCGACGATGTCCGCCCACTCGCAGAGCGTCGCGCTCGCGACCTTGTGGAGGTCGGGCGAGTAGCGGTCGTATCCGTCCACCATCGGATCCTCGAAGCGCTTGATCTGCGCGTGTCCGATGAGGATCACGGCCATGCCGCGCTCGTTGCGGAGGAGATCGAGGCCTTCGAGCAGCGTCGCCCAGCGGCTCGCGGCGAAGACGTAGCCCTTCCCGTATCCGATGTCCTCGATGGAGGACACCTTCTGCTCCTGCGCGACATCGCGGAAGACGAGCTGCTCCAGCCAGTCCACGCTGTCGATGACGACCGTCTTGAACTCGTGCTCCTCTTCGTAGAGCGCACCGATGGCGTCCATCACGTCGGCGAACGAGCGTGCGAGCGGGAAGGCCTGAACGTCGAGCGCGTCGAGCCCCTCCTCGGTCTGGATGAAAACCGGAGCGGGCGCGGCGGCGGCGAAGGTGGACTTGCCCACGCCGTGGATGCCGTACGCGAGGACGCGCGGCGGTCGCTTGACCGCCGTGCGCCGCAGGGATGCGAGGGAGATTGCCATGGGTAATCCTCAGAGCGAGCGAGAGATGGCGACGGCGGTCTTCGCCGGTTCCGTGACGATCTGCCGCGCGATCTTCGCGTACAGCTCGGGCTGCGCCTCGGCGAGCTTGCGCGCCGCCGTGCTGTCCAGCTCGGTCTTCACCTTGATCGGCCGCAGCTCGGCGGGCAGCTCGTCGCACGCGAGCACGAGCGCGTCGATGTCCACGGGCTTGCGGTTCAGCTTGCCGGTGACGACGACCTTGAACTCGCCGAGCGTGTAGGTCTGGGATCCCTCGATCCGGTCGAACCCGAGGTGCTGGATCAGCTCCTCTTCGAGAGAGACGCGGGCCTTGTTCGCCTCGCTCTCCGCCCGCTTCGCCGCCGCGAGGTCGGCCGCGATGATCTCGGGGGTGCGGTTCACGACCGCGACGGGCTTGGTGTTCGAGCGCTTCATTGCTGGTTCCTCTCGTTCGATTGGGTTGTGCCACAATGGCATCCCTGATCTGGGTTGTCGATACCGTTTTGGCAACACCGTGTCCAACAAAAAATGCTGCACACAGTCCGCGTTTAAATGCGATGCAGCCTCGCGACGACGCGACCGCGCACGCGCAGCTCCGCGAGCTTGCTCTCGTATGCGACGTAGTGCGCGTTGTCTGCACTGACGCGCACGAGCTGCGCTCCGATCATCTGGAGCCTCATGCAGATCGCCGCGTCACCTTCTTCGATCAGGAAGATCCCGGCGGGTGATGGCTGGCGAAGGCGCACGTTGATCACGACGCGGTCACCGATGTTTAGCGTCGGCACCATCGTGTCGCTGGATACCGTGTAGATCTCGATGTCGCTGGGGTTTGCGTGAATGTCACGCTCGACGAACTGACTAGGAAGACGCCATGCTTCACCCGTGTCGCTTGCTCGCACTGCTACGCCTCCATGCTCGCCCTTCGCGTCCGCATCGTAGGGAGAGCGGAGCAACTCTGAGGGCTTCACGCTATAGACGCGCGATAGCTTCTCAAGCCAAATCGTCGTTAAGCGCCGTTTACTGGCTTCTAGCCGCGAGATCTGCGGCTTCGACGTTCCGATTGCGTCGGCTAGTTGTTGCTGGGTCATCTCTCGACTTTCGCGCCAGTGGCGTAGATGGTTCTTCATGCGCGCGACGTTGACACGAGTTTGCTGTTTCGGCAATCGCGAGAGTGTTGACAAAAGGTTACCGTCCCGGTTACCCCTTTCGAGGTATGAAGCTCTCCAACTGGCTCCAGAAGAACGGCATCGCTCGCGCGGCGTTCGCACGCGAGGTCGGTGTTTCGCCTGCGAGCGTCTCGCGATGGTGCGACGGATCGCGCCGTCCCGAGCGCTCCCAGTTCGTCGCAATCAGCCGCGCGACCGGCGGTGAAGTCGGGGTCTCCGACTTCTTCGATCTCGCGTGCGAGCCGCGTGACTGGCGCTGCCGCGTGCGCGCATGGATGCTGCAAAACAACATCCGCACCCGCGACCTCGCGCGCGCCTTGCGAGTTACCGACACGACAACCGCGAGCTGGCTCTGCGGCAATCGCAGGCCGAGCGTCGCCGCCGCCGTCCGCATCGTTGCCAACACCGACCGTGGCATCCGCATCGAGGACATCATCCATGAGCAGCAGGGCGATCACGATCACGCTGCGCGGCGAGCCGCGCGGCAAAAGCAGGCCTCGCGCGTTCCTCAAGCGCGGCGCTAAGGGCCTGAAGGTCGGCCTCTACACGCCAGACGACACGCGCAACTACGAGGCCGCGATCCGCGTGCTCGCGCAGGCCGAAATGAAGCTCTCGCCCGCGCTCGACGAGCCGCTGGAGATGCAGCTCGTCGCGGTCTTCACGCCGCCGCGCTCGTGGTCGGAGAAGAAGCAGCAGGCCGCGCTGCGTGGCGAGGTCGCCTACGACAAGCGGCCGGACCTCGACAACATCGTGAAGGCGTGGGCCGACGGCATGAACGGCGTCGTCTATCGCGACGACGCGCTCATCGTCCGCAAGGTCGCGGAGAAGCGGTACGGCCCGCAGGCTCTCGTCGCGGTGACGGTCAGGCCACTGGTGCGCGCATGAACAGCTCTCCCTACTCGCGCGTCGCGCACCGGCTGATCGAACTCGGCTTCTCCGTCATCCCCATCGTCCCGGGCGAGAAGCGCCCCGGGCAGTACACACGCGGCGAGTGGCGCGGGATGCGCGAGTGGGAGCGCTACTGCGACCGCCAGCCGACGACGTTCGAGTTGGACATCTGGACGAACTGGCCCGACGCGGGCATCTGCGTCGCGCTGGGCCGCGCGTCGAACCTCATCGCCATCGACTTCGACTACGGCCCGCAGGAGCTGCGCGAGGCGCTCGAAGCGCTGATCCCGCCCAGCCCCGTGCGTAAGCGCGGCGCGAAGGGATACACCGCGTTCTATCGCTTCTCGACCGAGCTGCCGTCGAGGAAGTGGAACGTCGGCAGGCAGAGCGTCGTCGAGATCCTCGCGCACGGGCGTCAGACAGTGCTGCCGCCGACCGTGCATCCCGACGGAATGGAGTATGCGTGGCTCACTGAAGACACGCTGGAGAACACGAGCGCGCGCGAGCTGCCGGAGCTGCCCGCCGACCTCGTCGATCAGATCGAGCGCGTCGTTGCGCCATACCAGACAGAGGAGGACCGCGAGCCGACGAAGAGGCGCTCATTCGAGGGCGCGCCGGACAGCTACTGGCGCGAGATCAACGACCGCGCCATGACCGACTTCGGCTCGTGGGTGCCAGAGCTGTTCCCGATGGCGAAGGCGCGTCAGGACGGCAGCTATCGCGTGATCGCGCACTGGCGAAACTGCGAGCGGCCGAACGTCAGCATCCATCCAGAAGGCATCACCGACTGGGGCGAGGGCAAGAACTACACCGCCCTCGACCTCGTCATGGCGGCGGCGGGATCCGATCTGGAGACGGCGACGCAGTGGCTGCGCGAGCGCGTCGGGATGCCGAATGTCGAGCCGATGCTGCCAGTGCCCGTGCCGGTGGCGCAGCTCAGGCCGCTCTCGCAGGAGCAGCCAGCGCCGCTGCCGGTGGAGGTGCCGAAGGCGCTGCCCATCGCTGCCGGGTTCTTCGACCTCGGCGGCGCGATGCAGCAGCTCTACGACCTCATCGTGCGCTCCGCGCGCCGCCCGCAGCCGATCCTCGCGGTCGGTGCGGCGGTCTCCGCCATCGGCGTGCTGATGGGGCGCAAGTACAAGACGCCGACCGGCCTGCGCTCGAACGTCTACGTCATCGGCATCGCGGATAGCGGCGCTGGAAAGAACGCGGGCCGCGAGACCATCAATCGCGTCTTCACCGCCGCCGGGCTGGGCGGCTACCTCGGCGGCAACAAGATCGCGAGCGGATCTGGCCTGCTCTCAGCGACGTTTCGCCACCCGGCGATCCTGTTCCAGCAAGACGAGTTCGGGATGTTTCTGTCGGCAGTCGCAGACCGGAAGCGCTCGCCGCGCCACCTGACAGAGATCATCGACCACCTGACCGAACTGTACACGAGCGCGAACAGCGTGTTCCTTGGCACCGAGTATGCCGACCAGAAAGAGCGCCCGCGCCGCGACATCATCCAGCCATGCGTGTGCGTGCATGGCACGACAACGCCCGGCCACTTCTGGAGTGCGCTCCAGAGCGCCAATGCCGTGGACGGATCGCTCGCACGCTTCCTGCTCTTCGCTACCGAGGAGAGCTATCCCGAGGCTCAGGACATCAGCGGCGACGAGGCAATCGCACCCGAGTTGATCGACGCGCTGCGCGCCATCGCGTGGCCGCTCGCGGCGGAGGGCGGCAACCTCGCGACCTTCATGCAGTCGGGCGACGTGCCGCCCGCTGGCGTCATCACCGTGCCTTTCGACGACGACGCCGCGAAGGCAATGCGCGAACTCGAAGAGGAGATCCTCGGCAGGCTGCGCGCGGCGGAAGGGTCGCAGTTCACGTCCGTCCTCGCGCGCCAGTGGGAGCACACCGCGCGCCTCGCGATGATCCGCGCCGTGTCGCGCGACGCTCGCGCTGCTCGTGTAAACGCGAGCGACGTGAGCTGGGCCGACACGGTCGTGCAGCGCTCGGTCGAGCTGCTGTGCTCGGGCATCGAGCGGCACGTCGCAGATAACGCGGACGAGAGTAAAGCGAAGAAGACGCTGGAGATCATCCGCGCGGCTGGCGAGCCGGGTATCTCGAAGACCGAGCTGATCCGCAAGACGCACTTCCTCGGCCGCGACCGCGACGGGATCTTGAAGTCGCTCGTCGAGAGCGAGGAGGTCGTCGCGACAATTCGTCCCGGCACGACGAAACCGACGACGGTCTATCGCGCGGTCGGTTGACGCTCAGGGCGCAGAACCCTAAGTTCGCGAGCCAACACATGGAGGCGAGCGTGAACAGGAAAGAGTTTAAACGCCGGATCGAGGCGCTGTACGGGCAGGAGTTCGGCTCGCAGACATGGTTCTCGCGCGCGTCGCGGGTCGATGGTCGGACCGTGCGACGGTGGATCCAAGACGACGGCGCGCCGATCCCCGGCTGGTGCGTGACAATCGTGGAGGCCTTCGAGCGGATCAAGCAGATCGACGGAGAAGCCCCCGGCGCGGGCCACAAGTCCGCGAAGGGTCGGCCGCCGACGACCGGGCGCTACAAGACGCGAGCGGAGCTATGCGACGCGGTGCTGCGAGATCACTACCTGAGCGACATGACGATCTCGGACATCGCGCGTGCAGCGCGGATCTCGCCGACCGCCGCGAGCACGATCATTTCGCGCGACGAGGGCATGACGACCGCCCTGCGTGGGGAGATCAAGCGGCGAAAGCGTTGAGCCGTGATCGCGCTCCTCAACATCGCGGTCATCGTCTCGCTCATCGGCATTGCCTACGCGATGAAGGTCATAGGCATCGGTTTTGCCTCCGGCTTCATCGTCGGCATGTGGACGTTCGCAGTCTGGTTCCGGCTGCGCCACGGCGTCTGGCCGCCGTGATCAGGGCGCGACGTAGCCCTCGTCCGCGCCAGCCGCGCTGCCCGCGCCAATCGCCATCCGGTTGAGAGCACCGCGACGCTGCGTCGAGAGTTGCGGCGCGCGAGACTGCGCGCGCAGCGCGCCCATCTGGCCGCGCGACAGAAGCATGTCGGCCATGTCGTCGCGCTGCGCTTCGGGAATGCGAAGGCGCGTGGGCGTGGACCCGAACCAGTTCCGCAGGCCGGACAACCAAGCGCTTGGGCTGGTCGGGTTTGCGGCGATGTTCAGGACGGCCTGCGCTTTCGCCCCCGGGTCGGTGCTCGCGTCGGCGTCGGCCGCCTGCCGGGCAGCCGTCTTCGAGTTTCCGGTGATCTCGGCGTAGGTCTTGAAGAGCTGCTCCTCGTTCTTCAGGCCGCGAATGTAGCGACGAAATACGTCGTCGCTGCCGAACGCCATGCGGATTTTCTCTTCGAGGTCGGGGATCCCCATCAGCCGCTTGGTCAGGTCCGCGCGCACGACGGTGTTGCCGATCTTGTCGCGCAGCGACTGCACCGCACCGACGCGGAAGGCCTCGCGTGCATCGGCCGAGAGGTCACCGAGGTAGGCGAAGAGGTCGTCAGGGTTCTTGAACGCTTTTCCGCTCAGGAAGTTGTTGCCCATGTCGATGGCGTCGATCAGCTCGCTCGGGCCAGCGTAGGACGCGCGAGCGCGCGCGTAGGCACCACCGTCTGGACGAACGCTGTTCGGACCCGTGCTCGCGGTCACGTCCAGATCGTCCATCTCCTTGACGAGCTTCCTCCGCAGATTGCCGATGATGCGGGCCTCGTTGTCGTGTCCTGCGCGAAGCGCCGCGCTCTCCATGTCTCCGAACGCGCGCTTCACATAGTCGAGCGAGCGCATGTTCAGCCCCGGCGCAATGCCGCGCTTCGGGATCTCGCTCGCCTTCATCTTCCCCTGAAGGACGGCATCCATCGCCTGCTCTCGCAACTCCGAGCTGGGAATGCCCATGAGCTTCTGCTCGTTCTGCATCATCGTGCGCGCGTATCCGAGCGCCGACTTCCCCGCCGGGGTTTCGAGGATGTTGTCGATCACGTCCGACGCGACGCTCTGGTTCGCGGCGAAGGCTTCGTCGTAGAGCGGGCGCGCTGCCGTCGCGCGCTGCGCGTCGAGCGCGTCCACCGACGCGCGCATCCGCCTCGGCGTCACGTCGTTCAGCAGCTCGCTGACGCGCCCGTACTGGCCGCCCTGAAGCTGCTCCGATGCACCGCGCGTTCCCTCCTGTCGCTCGGTCACGGTCTCGGTGATGTCGGTCTTGCCGCGCCCGGGGGCGCGAGACATCGAACCGGCGAGCGCGCGCGAGTTCTCGCCCACGTCCATGAGGGCGGCCTCGGGGCCGAGTTCCTGCACGCGCCGCTGGGCCTGCGCGAGCGTCAGGCCGTCGCGCTGTAGCGCTTCGACGACCTTGCGCGCTGCGGCGCTCTCGCGCCATCCAGCCGAGAAGCGGCCGATGGTCTGGTCTCCAACCCAGCGACCGGCGTTCGCAACGCCACTGATGACCGGAGGCGCAGCGGTGCCGGTCGCGCCACCGATCACCGCGCCAGTCACGGCACCAGACGCGCGATCTCCGAGGTCTCCGGCGGTCTCCTGCGCGCCCATCGCCGCGCCCATGCCCGCGCCCTGCGCGCCAGACGTTGCCATCTGGCGCGCCATGCCAGCCTGCGGGTTTACACGCAGCAACCGCGACACCGGGTTCGCGAGACCGCCCAGAACGCTAGTCAGCAGACCCGTACCCGGGTTGTCGCTCTTCCACTCCTCGACCTCGTTGATCGAGCGGTCGCGCCCGGTGCGATAGCCCTCGCCGAACGGCTCGCCGCGCAAGACGTTCCTGACGCCCTGAGAGACGCCCGCAATCTCGTGCGGCGCGCCGAACGTCATGTTCGAGATGACGTTGCGCTGCGCGAGATCGTGGGCGCTCGGGATGTATTGCTTCGTCTGCGGATCGATGTGGCCGAAGAAGTAGCCGCGCTCCGGTTTCGCGGGAGCGTCGGCCGGAGGCTCTGCGGGCTTTGCCGATCCCCCTTCGATCTGCGCCCGCAGATAGTCTCGGGCCTGATCCGCAGTCGATCCTTCAGGCGCTTCGACGACGAACTTGCGCCCATCAGGAGACGTGATTTCGTACTTCGGCATCACCGCACCTCGCGAACAGACCAGCTACCGTTGTTCGGCGCTGGGCTTGCGCCCTGCTGGCGGAAGAATTCGCGCCACGGCTTGCGCTTCTCGTTGAGCACTGGCGTCTTGTTGTTCGTCGGATCGAAGATCGGATTGGCGTCGAGGTACTTCTGCCAGTACTCCTCCGCACCGCGCAGGCTCCCGCGATTGGCGGTTGCATAGGCCTCGAAGAACGCGAGCCTGTCGATCAGGTTCTGCTGCGCGGCTTGCGCGCCCCTGATGATGGCTCGGTTGGTGGCGGCAGGCTTGTCAACACCGACCGTCGCGCTCTGGAACATGCGCGCATCGAAGTCAGAGGTCGCTCCGCTGCCGGGCTGCCTCATCGTCGGCGTGATCCGGTCGGCAATCGACTGCATCTCCCGCAGTTCGGCGTTCGTCATGCCGGAAATGGTGCGGGCCGCGCCGCCGATGACGGGAGCGCCGTAGATGCCGCCCGTCCCCTGCTTTTGCAGGAGCTGCTCGAAGCGCTTGTAATCAGCGAGCGACGCGCGTCCGGTCGCCACCGCTTCGCGCATCTCGGCGAGCAATTTCTCGGCCTGCTTGTTCTGTTCCTTGATGACGGCGTCGGCAGCGCCCTTCGACATGCCCGCAGTCGGGTCAACATCTTGCAGCGGAACGCCGAGGCGCTCCGCGATGGCTTTCCTCTCGTCCAGAGAGAGGCTGGCGGACGGCTCGCCCTTCTTCTCTTCGACGGTCAGGGGCCTGCCGATGACGCTGACGATGTTGCCCTGAGCATCCACCCGCACCTTCGCCGGGCCGGGGGGCACACCGAACCTCGCTGCCTGCTCCTCGGTGAGCATGATGTCCTGAACGGTGCCGCCCGTGTTCTGCGGCTTCGCGCGGCCGACGATCCGAACGTCTTCGGGATTGGCCTTGTCCACCGACACGGTGTAGGTGCCGCCACGCGGCAAGCCGAAAGATTTCGCCTCGTCGTCGTCCAGCTCGATGTCTCGCATTTCGCGACGCGACGCTGCCGCTGTCTGAGCGTTGGCTCGCGCTTGGTCGGCGCGCATCAGTGCCATCTCGCGCGTCAGCGCCAGCCTGTCGCGCTGGAGGTCTTCCTGCGCGGCGAGCGTCGAGGCCCGGTTCATGGTCTGCTGGCCGATCTGCGCGCGCCGCAGGAGCTTGTCGTAGAGATCCTTCGACGCCTCGGCGTCCACGCTCGACATGGACACGTCGTACTGCGCGAGCTGATCCTGACGGTTGCGCTCCATCTGCCTCTGGCGTTGCAGCGCGGGCAGCGCTTCTCCAGCGACGTTGCCAAGGCCTTCCGCAAATGCACCAGTCCGCGTCGGAGAGAGCAGGCCCTTCGAGATCGAGAGCAGCAGCTCGATGTTGTCTGGCTTGCTCGACAGGAGGTTCTGGTAGCCGCGCTGGATCGCCGCGCGCTTGCTGGCGATGGCTTCCTCGCGACGACGGTCCGCCTCGGAGAAGTCCACGTTCGCCATCTTCAGCCCGCGCTCGAACATCGCGCGCAGCGGAGCGGACATCGGGACGAGCGAGAGCGCGCTCTCGTCGTCGGCACTGCCCGCCATTGCGAGCGGGCCGTTGTAGTCGGTCAGGTCTTCGGCCATGTCCGCACCTTATGGAGTGTTGAGCGCCTTGAGCAGCGCCGCGCCGCCAGCGACGGTGCCACCCACCTGAGCAAGAGGAGACGGCTGGAAGTTCGAGACCGGCTGCGAACCGATGGTCGTCGTCGTGGTCGGAGCCTGAAGGCCTCGGATCGCCTGATTGAGGAACGCGATGTTGTTGCGGTCGTAGTCGCGCTTCTCCAGATAGTCTTGCATCGCGGTGTCGAGGTTCCGCTGGCCGAGCGCCTGCTGCGTCTGGCCGATGGTCTCCAGAGCGGCGGCGTCCTTGATGCCGAGCGACTGCTGGAGCTGGCCGAGCGCACCGAGCTGCTGCCCGGCAGCGACACCGCGACCCATCGCGCTCTCGTAGGCGCGCATCGCGGCATCCTGCCCGGCCTGAAGCGTCTCGGCCTGCTTTCCGAGGATCGACTCCTGCGTGTCACGCAACGCGCGGCCGACGAAGTCGGCGTTGCGCGTCGAGCCGAACTGTCCCGCCTTGGTGAAGGTATCGTTGATCTGCGGCAGGAGGTTCTCGCTCAGGTTTCGCGCGCCGAGCTGCGCGATGCGGTCGGTGACGCCCGTCAGGTAGGGCGACTGGAACTGCGCGAAGGTGTTCGCGTCGAACGGCGTCGCGGCCTGATTGAGCGCGCCCTGCGCGGTGTTGAGCGCGGGCTGGAACGACCCGACATTCGCGCGCGTCAGGTCGAACGCACGGTTCTGGTCAGCGGTGAAGTCGGCGACGCGCGGCGGCTTCGTCCCGGCGTACTCGCTGTAAGGCTGCGCCGCGATGGCGTTCGCCTTCGAGATCAGGCCCTGCGTGTACGCCTGCCACCAGTCTGGGAGGTTCGCGCTCGACGAGGAGAAGCTCGTCGCCTGCGGAGGGGCCTTGCCCTCGAATAGAAAGTCGAGAAGAGCCATTTCAGCGCCTCCGTCCGAGATATTGCTCGGGGGGTTTCGCGTCCGGTGAGATCCGGCCCTGCGATAGCGCGCGGCCCTTGTGCGAGCGGATATTGGCACGGAAACGGTCCAGAGCGCGAGCGCCTGCATCGCTGGAGCCGTCGCCGAGCATCGCGACCGTCTCCGCGTCGATGACGTACTCCCCGTCGCTCAGGCGCGCCGGGATCTCGTCCGAGCGCCCGGTGCCGGGTCCGACGACCGGCCCCTGCCCGCCTCCAGCCATCGTCGCCAGCGGGCTGCCCGCGCCCATGTAGCCACCGTGCGCGGCCTGAACAGAAGAAGTCCACGTCCGGTCCATGAACTGGGGCGAGGCGGCATCGGTCTGCGGCCGCATCCCGTACCGATACCAGTCGGTGTTCCCCGCCGGGATTGGTCGAGACGAGACCGAGTAGTTGGTCGGCCGGAACGTGTTCGCCTGATAAGACGCCGGAATGGCGGGCTGCTGCGGCTTCTTCTGGCCGAAGGCCTGCGAGGCCAGCAGCAGCGCGCCGCCGCCGAGCAGGGGCCACTTGTACTTCGAGAGCAGGCTCTCGGGCTTCGCGACCTCGCTGGAGACGGCGGGCGTGGACGCGCCGACCTCGGCCAGCGGCGACGGCGACGGTGCGCCAGCTCCGCCGATGGAGATGCCCGCCGCTGCGGCCTTGCGGGCGGTCTCCTGAGCCATCTCAGAGGCCGAGGGGGCCTGCGCCCCACCCCCGACCGCTCCCGCCGCTCCTGAGCCAACGGCGGCGCTCCCAGAGGGCGTCGCGCCGCTCAGGTTCAGCCCGTCGAAGACGGTCGGCCGCACGGTGTTCTCGATGCCGAGCGCGTTGCCGAACTCGGTGCCGGAGAGGGCGTTGGCGACGACCGGGGCGAGCGCGGAAGTCGCCGCGCCGGTCAGGCCGCCGATGAGCGCGCCCTTCCCGCCCCCGCCGAGCGCGCCCGCGCCCGCGCCGATGAGCGCGTTGCCGAGCACCGGGGCGAAGGTGCTGCTTGCCCCCAGCGCCGATCCGATTGCGGTGCCGATGCCCGGCGCGAACACGCTGGCGAGGACCGGGATGAACGGCGCGGCCTGCTTGAAGAACGAGCCGAGCTTGAAGTACTCGGGCAGTCCGGTCTTCGGGTTGCGCGTCGGCTCGCCCCAGTTTTGGCGCAGCCAGCCGAACTCCTCGGGCGACAGGTGGACGACCACGCTGTCTCCGTTCCGCCCCGCAGCGTTTACACGCTGGGCAGCGTGTGCGAGGCCTCCGCTCGCATATCGAGGCTCGGTGATCACGCCGAAATGGCAGGGCATCATCGTCATGGTCAAAGTCCTTGATCGAATTGCTGGCAGAAGGCGAACGCCCAGTTCTGCCAGTCGGTGAACTCGAAAGGCGACGGCACGTTGCGCTCCTGCATTTCGGAGAGCGACGCGATGCGATTGGCCCACGCACGCCAATCAGACGGATCATCAAGCCGTCCGACGTTGCCAAACGCCTCGACCTCGGGCACGACGTAGTCAGCCCACTCGCTGATCGTGAGGCCGCGCGGATCAATCATCCGATCACCGTGCCATCGCTCGCCTCTACATGCGCGAGACAGTAGCCCATCTGGTAGTCGCCACCGACGACATTGGAGCGAAACTTGAAGCGGAGGTTCCGGCGCGCCTCTTTCGACGGAACGATCTGCTGGTACGAGGCGCTCGCGGTCTGCGGAAACGAGATCTCTTCGCCATTGACCTCTGGAGCGCGCGCGTTCGTCGTGCCAGTGATCTGCGCCGTCATGTCGCCGCTCTGGACGAAGTCCGGCTCGATCATGCTCACGCGCAGCCACTGGTTCAGCGCCTTGCCGAACGGCGCGCCCTTCGGCATCGAGATGTCTGCCGTCTCGAAGTAGCTGTCGATGGCATTCGTCGCGATCGGGCTTCCCTCGACCGCATCGACGCCGATCTCGTGCTGGAGGAGCTGGTACTTCCCGCTCGACGCCGTGCCGCCAGTCATCAAGGGATACGGAAACACCTTCGGAGTGATGCCGGTCGTCCTCATGTTCAGCGGCAATTCGGTGTCGTACCAGACGGCAGATCCTGCGAGCGCGCTCTCGCGTGCGTTGAAGACCACCGCGTGCGAGCACTCCGTCGCCGTCCCACGCGGATAGCAGAACCAGATCTCGCCCCAGCGTGGAACGGAGAAGGCGAATACCTTCGAGCGCTGCGCGTAGTTCAGATTGTCGAAGAACCAGTTCAGGTTCATCGTGTTCGGCATCTCACGCACGACGCCGTTGAACATGTAGAACTTGTCCACGCCGACCCAGTAGTAGATGCCCTCGAACTCCACGACGGCGTTGGGCGACATGATCGAGATGTTGTCGGAGATCGTATCGAACGCGAACACGGTCGATCCGCCAGTGAAGTATGCGCGCAGCAGGCTGTCGGTGCTCCAGAGCAGGCCAGAGGGCGATGCGCCCGGGCCGCCGCGAAGCACAAGCCCGGCGACCAGCTTCGACTGCGTGATGCGCGCGCGGCCGGATCCAGAGCTGGTGAAGTCTGTCGGCTGGTTCGCGACGGACCACGCGAAGCCACCAGCCTGACCGAAGACGCAGAGATACGGATGCAGCACCACGAGGCCGCCCGCGAGCGCGTTCGAGCCGGTGATGTTAGCGTCCGTGATCTGGGTGAATGCCGATGTCGCAGTCGTGTCCCCGTAGTAGAGAAGGCCGCCGGTCTCGTTGTCGATCTGCCCGAGGTTCGGAGCGACGTGCGCGACGACGACGCTGCTTGAACCCGCCGCGTTGTACATCGTCGCGGTCGTCCATTCGTTTGCTGCGTTAGCAGAATAGCCTGCGGGCGTGCGGTCGATCACACCTGTCGAGACGCCAGAAAGATTGTCGATGGCGATGCGTTCGATCCCACTCTGCGAAAAGCAGTGGATGATCGTCTGGCCGTTGGCGTTGTCAGCATTCACTTCACGCACTGGACCGGCGAGCGACGAGCTGATCTGGCGATAGCCGAGCATCTTGCGCGGCAGACCACGCTGCCAGCGCACCCACTTGCCATCGACGTAGAAGTCCCCCTCAAGCATCGTGCCGTCGCGCTTGATGCCCGGCTTCGAGAGGATGCGGACCGGGGTCGGTGCCATTGCGTCACGCCATGTCAGCGAGGAGAGTGGCCGACACGCGGCCGGACGCCTCGACGTAGTAGACGAGGAGATCGACCGCATTCGCGGTCGTCGTAAGCGTCGGCGCGGCACCGCTCTGGAACTTCCAGTTCGAACCGAAGCTCGCGGTGCGGCTCCCGGTCGCGTCCTGCACCAGCCTGATCACGCCGCTCTGCCCCGCGACCTGATTGGTCGGGTTGTCGAGAAGGATCGCGCCGGTGAGGGTGATCGCGAAGTTGTTCGCGCTCGCGAGATCGAGCGCAACGGTCGCCGCGTAGGACACGGTGGAGGGCGTGCCGCGCGTCGCAACCGAGAACGTCTTCACGCCCGTCGCGGTTTGCGCCTGAGAAAGTCGCATCACATCGGTCGCGGCGAAGCCCGCGTCGGCGGTCAGCGTTCCGGTGGCGTCGCCCCACGTCACGAGGTTGCCGTTCGTCGTCGAGGCGGGCGTCGCGTTGCTCGCGGCGGTGATGCGACCCTGCGCGTCCACCGTCATGTTCGAGGCGCGATACGACCCCGCGCTCACCGCCGTGTTGGCGAGCGAGATCGTGCCGCTCGTCGTGATTGGCCCACCTGTCAGGCCGGTGCCAGTGGCGACGCTCGTCACGGTGCCCGAGGTGGTGGACATCGCGATGAACATGTTCGTGCCGTTCGACACGAGAATTGCGCGAGAACCGGAGGCAATGTTGGCGCTCGTCACGCCAGCATCAGCGCTGTTCACGCGCCACGTCGCGGTGTAGCCGCCGAGGGTGAGGTTGTTGTTGACGAACCAGTAGCCTGCGGCCGTGCCGTATTCGTAGTTCCTGTTGCCGGTGAGCGTGCCGTTGAATTGCTGGATCTGTGCCGCGACCTCCGATGACGTGAGCGTCTGCGTCCCGGCCGCTCCACCGGCCGTGATGTTGAGGGCGGTCACGGTGTTTGTCACCGAACGACCACGACCGACAGAGCGGAACTGCGTGCCGTCGCACACGACCATGCAGCTCTCGGTCTGGTTCAGCGTGATCGTCGTCGCGCCGTCGATCAGCTCGCTACCGGCGGGGTCGAGCGTCAGCGATCCAGACCCGTCGTTGCGGACCATGAAGAACCAGTTGTTCCCCAGCGTCGCCGCCGAGTCGAAGGAGAAAGTGATCGCGCCACCCGTGGACACGATCATCTGCGCGCGGTCGTTGAGGCCGAGCGTGTAGTTCGCGTTCTTCGTCGCGACAGGGCAGCTCTGGTTCAGCGTCGTGGTGATCGCGAGCAGGCCAAGCCCGGCGAGCGCGGCTGCGTCGGCGCTCGACGTGCCAGCGCCATACTGGATGGCACCCCAAGTCCCGGCCGCCGTCGCGTTCGAGCGGAGGTAGACCAGCCAGCCCTCGCCCGCCCCAACCGTCGCGATGACGCTGCCGGTCGAGGTCTTCACCGTGAAGGACGACGCACCGAGGTTGCGGAAGAGGGCGTCGGTGCCGTTCGAGCCTCCGGTGGCGTCCGGCATGATGATCGAGAAGCCAGCCCCGCTCGGCGTCACGTCGATCTTGTCCGCGACGACGCTCGATCCCGGCGGCGCGTTCAGAGGCCACACGAGCGTCGTGTCGGCGGCGAGGGTAATCGCGAGGTAGGAAAGGTCGGCGGGGTTGATGTTCTGGCCGCCGAAGGTCTGGGTGTAGCTGGTCATCTCAGGCTTCCTTCCGCGCGGTCGTGCGGTCCATCATGCGCTGCACGTCTTCGCCATTCGTCGCGGCGAGATTGCGGTCGTAGAACGACTGCCAGACCCCGATGGCATCCGTGTTCTTCAGGAACGGCGCGGCTTCGAGGAGCGTCGCGTACAGCAGGAGATCCGGCGCGTAGTCGGTCAGCCAGTTTGTCTGGTTCGCGTCGTCGAGCAGCGGCAGCGTCTGCCAGTACAGGATCTCGACGCCGTAGGCGGCGTCCGGCGTCGGCGCGATCAGCCAGTGGCTGAAGTCGTAGTCGGCGTAGAACAGCGGCGACCCTGTCTGGCTCTCGTCCGGCCAGTAGCTGCGGGCGTACTCGTAGCTGCGCGGGTAGATGAACTGCCGGTTCGGTCCGAAGCTCATCGAGATCGTGCGACGCCAGCGATCCGGCTTGTCGTAGACCGACACGCCGTTCGCGAAGTTCGTCGAGACGACGTTGATGAACCCCTCGATCTTCAGCTCGCGCGCGCAGCGCCTCTCGGCCGCGTTGATCAGGCGCGGGATCTGGTCGTAGACGAGCGGATCCGACGCCGCCGTGAAGCCACGCTCGATGTAGCGCTGCACGTCCTGCTTCAGCGTCGTGAAGGTCATCGAGGTCGCCATCAGCCCCTCCAGCGCACCCAGAGCGCGCGCACGCGATCACGCAGGCGCGCCGCGATGCGGACGATGTCTTCCCTGATGGCGGTCAGCAGCAGCATGTCGGCGCGCCCTTCGTCGGTGGTCCCGACGTGTAAACGTCGTGGGAGATTACCAAATCGGCAACCGTCACGGCAGCCCCTTTTCATGGGTCTCGGCGGAAAGCCTCCGGTAGGCGTCTGCGAGCTTCGCGTCGTAGGCGTTCTTCGCGTACCCCGGGCCGTTGTAGCCCCGGGCGAAGGCCGCCCAGTCCTTGAACTGGAGGGGCCGGATGAGGTTGGCGCTCTGGATGAAGGCCCCCATCTGGCGGAGCTGGCCCGCCTCGGACGCCATCGCCTCGTCCAGCATCGCCGCGACCGAGGGGCAGCCCGCCATCTTGAAGTTCGCCCCCATGATCTGGCCGAGGCCCCACGAGGTCGAGAGCAGGGCCGCCTCGTCATCGATGGCGCAGGCGCGTTCGATCTCCGCGTAGACCGCGTCCGACCCCTTCGGGTAGGGCTTCATGCCCCACGCGACATAGGCCAGCCCCTCCTCGACCGCCCGGGCCTGAAGCTCGGGCTTCTTCGCGAGCTGCTTGAAGAAGTAGTGCCTCTCGAAAAGCGCCTTGGGACGCCCCCGCTGGTCGAAGCCGGACCCGGCCGCCTCGACCGCGATGACGGCGCGGAAGGCAGCCGGTTCGACGTTCAGGCTCTTCGCAAGCGCGACGATCTCGTCGAGGGTGACCTTTCGCGCCGCGCCGTTGAAGGAACGCATCACTGCTTGCCCCCGGCGAGGAGCTGCGTCTTCTGCTGCGACGAGCTGGACGATCCGAAGTAGTACGCGACCACCTGTTCGGCCTTCGCGGAGACAAAGCCGATCAGCGTGCCGACCGTCGTGGCGGTCAGCGGATCCTTCATGCCATCGACGTATCCGAGCAACACGAGGAACACCGTCGCCATGAAGCCCGCAACCACGACGAACGCGAGCGCGCGCGGCATCCAGTCGCGCACCTGAGCCTCGCGCCGCCGGGCGCTGTCGCGGTCCGACGCGGCGATGCGTTCTAGGTCGATGTCGAGTTCCTTCATGCGGACCGCGAAGTCGTTGTCAGCCTGCTTGAGCGCGAGGAGCTGCTCCGGCGTCGCCTGCTTCAGGGCCTTTTCGACATCCTTCTCGCTGCTGTCGGTTGGAAGCCCTAGCACGCTGGAGACGACTTGCATCGCCATGCCACCGAGCGGACCGCCGATGGCGGTCGCGAGGGTCGGCGCGACCGCGCCCACGATCTTCATCAGGTCCATCACTTCTTCCTCATCATGAGCACGACGGAAATCTTCTGGTGCAGCCTGATCAAGTCGTTGTCGAGCGTGCGGACGCGGTCGATCAGGCCGATGAGCGTGCCGCTCGCTTCGGCGATGGTCGGCTTCACTTCCTCGGTCGCCCACTTCCAGACGTAGAACACGAGGTACGCCATCCCGGCGGCAGCCACGATGGGGAAGCCGTACTGGTTGATGAACGACGCGACGTGCATCAGTCCTTCCTCGTGTCGTTCTTGCCGTCCGAGCGGGCGATGCGGTCGATGTCCGGCTGCACGTCGAGAGCCGACGAGATCATCAGGTCGATGCGGACGATGTCGTGGTTCATTGTCCTCACCCGGTTATCCAGAGACTGGATGATGGAGGTGAGGTTCCTGATCGACGACTGCACGCCGGACAGGATGAACTTGAGCGTGAGGAAGACGAAGTAGCCACCGGCCAAGGCCGAGGCTATCGGGAAGCCGACATCCGAGATGAGCTTGAAGGCATCCGCTTCCATCACCGCCCCTCGTCATCGGTCTGCCTTGCGCTGTTCGAGCGATGAGATCTTCTCGAAGATCTGCTTCGAGATGTCCTTGATCTCTTTCAGCGCATCGCTGAACTCGTCGCGCCGCACATAGGATGTCGGGAGGTTGACCTCGATCTCGTGCAGATCGCGTCGCAGCTCCGAGACCGCCGACCAGATCTGGCGCGCGAACCAGCCGACCGCAGCGAAGCCCGTCGCGATGCCGATGTTCAGGAGATCCTGCGAGATCATCACGGCCACCCCACGCTGATGTCGTAGTCGATCACGTCCTGCTGATCGGAGAGCGCTTCGATGGCGGCGACGTGCGCCGCCTCGGCAGCGAAGCACGCACGCACATGCGCGCCGACCGCATTGGCCGCCGCGATCAGATCGGCCGCAGTCAGCGTCGCGAAGCCGTCCGCGAACTTCCACTCCACCGTGTAGGTGGCGTCCTCTTTCGCGACGATGCGTGAGCCGATCAGGACCGTGCGGGTGCGCTCGTCGGTGGCGAAGATCCGCCCGCCGACCTCGACGCCAGCGTTCTCGCGCTCCCAGCGCTTCGACGCCGCTTCGCTGCGCTTCTGCACCTTGAGCTGCTCGATGGCGTGTGGCACGCCGGGGGCGCTGTAGTAGCGCCCGTCCACGACCGGCGGCTCCGGCAGCTCGACCGCGCCGAACTCCAGCCGCTCGCTCGGCGTCATCAGCCGCAGCCAGTTCGACGGGTACTGGATGCCGCCCATGTCGAACGGCTGGTCGATGCGGACGGTCTGGCCGTCGGGGAGAGAGAACCTCATCGTGCCCTCGCATATTTGAAGGGGTTTTCGGCGAATGCGGCGAAGATAAAAACAACACCCGATCCATTCAGACCAGACGCCGACACGCGGATCTTGAAGCCATTGGACAGGACATCGATGGCGCGCACAGACATAGCGTAGTTTTCAGCGGCAGCACTAGAAGCCTCAAGACCGCCACCCATTTCGTTGAAGGTTTCCCTGACAGTGTCATAGATACGCCAGCCAAGATTAGCTGTCGTAGCGTCCTTGATCATGAGCCAACGAGGCCTGTGTCCGCACCACACGAACGGCCCATCCGTCGAGCCGTTGCCGGTGTAGCTGCCGAACTTGGAGAAGCCTTCGATCTCGGACCAGAGGTAGGCGACTAGGGTATTTCCATTTGTGGTAAAGTTCGCAAAGCTTCCAGTTGTGAACTGAGTTGATGTTGGCTCTGTATTGTTCCAAGCGCCGACCTGCGTTTGCGCGGCAGCCGTTTCATCTAGGCGAACATTCTTTGTTGCCCCCAGCGATGCGTGGTACGTGAACCAGTTGTCTGCACTTGGGCT